CCGTAGTAGATCAGCTCGACATCGACGTTCTCGGCCGGGTCCGCGATCAGCTCGAAGCTGTTGCCGACGATGGTGTAATAGAGGGTCTTCGTGAGACCCTGCGACTTGTAGAGCTTGGCGTCGGTCTGCGCGATGTACGCGAGGTCCGCGTGCGGCGTCGCACTCTCCAGCTTCAGCGAATAGTCCTGCAGGAAGTCGGCCGGGACCGGGATATACTCAGCGTCCGACGTGGCTTCGGCGCGGACCATCATCTGGGGAACGCGCAGTTCGCGGTTCACCTTGGCCTCGTGAAGCTGGACGAAGGTCGCGATCTGCGTCGTGAGGTCTTCGCGGTTGAGGTAGTCCGCGACGGCAGCTTTCAGGGTGGCGTAATCGGTGATCATCAAAGCGTGCCCGGATGCGTGCGAAAATACATGTTGTCCGGGTCATTAAGCCAACGCTTCAGGGCCTTGGAATCGTCCGCGATCCCCTCCTTCTTGAGCCGCGTCCACGTCACAGGATCGATCGAAGCAACCTTCGTGAACTCGCCAAACCGGCGGTTCGCGTCGTTGTTCTGTCGCTTGTTGAAATCCAGGATGGCCGACACATCGCTCTCAGACGTGATCGTCGTCAGCCCGGTCTCATTGTCGAAGTGGTGATAGCTGGCCACTCCGTCAGCGCTGATGTCGAGGAGACGTTTGGTCATGTGAAAGTGGGGCGGGTGTTACCCCGCCCCATCCCCATTAGGCGGTCAGGAGGGAACGGATGGCCGCGAATGCCTTCTGCTGGTTGACGCGGAGACCGCCTTCCCAGATCAGCATGCGGCGCTCGGCGTCGGCGGTCTTGGCCAGCACTTCCGTCTTGTAGGGACGGAGGGCCGACACGGAGGCGTAATCGGGATCGACCAGGTACGCCGTGCCTTCCGGCTGAAAGCGGTTCGGCGTGCAGTAGATCTCGCCGAAGTCCGACACGTAAACGTCGGTTGCTCCAACCACGGTGCCCATGCCCTTCGGCACATCCTTGTAGAGCGTGGCAACGCCCGTGAAGGTGCTGAACACGGTCTTGTTGAAAGGACCGACCATCAGCCAGTTCGGCTTGCCGCCGTTCGTCCACACAGCCTGCGCGGCAGTGTTGAGCAGGGTTTTGGTGAAGGCACGCGCGGTGCCAGCAGCCGCGGCCGTGGTCGGGTAGCCAATCAAGCCACCGCCCGACATGATCGGCTGGGCAAAGCCGCCGCCGTTGCCGTAGCTGTTGGTGATGATCCAGGCGCCGAGAGCCGCCGTCTTGCGGGCGGTCGAGGTGCCACCGGCAACCGCCGCCTGGTCGCTCGTCAGGGTCGCTTCCTGATCGCGCTTCAGTTCCTGGGACTTCTTCGCCAGCTCATAGGACAGAGCGGACTTCACGCCGGCCTGATCGACCGCGCTCATGGTGCCCGAGACCGTGACCAGCTTGCGCATGATCTGGGTGAAGTTGCCGACGCGGGTCGTGGGCGTCAGGGCATCGGTGGTCGTGATGTTATCGCCTTCGAGCTGCGCATTGGTCGTAACCGCCGCCGCCAGTTCGTCGGTCTGCCACTCGTAGTACGTGTTCTTCGCGGCCGGTCCCTTGCCGATGGCGGACAGGAACGGCGTATCGGTCGGGCTGATGTTATAGATGATGTCCGAGAGATCCTCTCGGATGTTCACCACATCGTATTTGGTCTGGGTGTTGGTGACGATTGTCATTTGAAAGCCTCAGATGTTGCTGAATCGCTCGAAAATGGAGGCGGCATCGTTGACGCTTCCGGTTTGGGCGAGACGTTGCTTCGCTTTGGTGGCATCCGAGGTTCGACGCGGCGTGGCGTTCGAGGAACCGACCGGGGCCGCTTTAGGACCCTGGTTGACGACAGGTTTGGGCTTGTTCGCGCCGCCCATCAGCTCGTCGTATTTCATCGCCTTGTACATGGCGACGACGGCCCGATGGTCATAAGCCTGGTTCAGTTCCTCGTCGGTGAAGCCCTGCTTCTTGCCGTAGTCGAGAACCTTGCCCAGACCGTCCTTGCGCTTGCCCTCATCCTTCCATTCGGGGATGGCGTCGAGGAGCTTGCCGCGTTCCTCGACCACCCTCTGCTGGAGGGAGCCCTGCTGTTCCTGTGCCTGAGCGGCCTGTATCCGCGAGTGCTCGAATTGGGCTGCTGCCAGCCGTTCGGCTTGCTTGCGGTAATAGGCTTCCTGCCGGACATATTCGGCGGGATCGGTATGCAGTAGCGTCTCGTCCGGGGGCTGCGGCATCGCCTGTTGAAGCTGTGCCGCCAGCGCCGGGAGGAGTTGCGCGTACTGCGCCCTTTCCCGTGACACCTGCTCACGCTCTGCCGAAATCGCGCGACGCTCTTCCGCCAGAACCTGAGTCTTGCGAGTGTAATCAGCGGTCCGAAGGTATCCCTTCCGGGCCTCCTCTAGCGGGACCTCGACTTCCTTGCCGTCGAGTTCGACGGTGAAAGTCACGGGCGCCGGGGCAGCCTCTTCGGTTGTACCCTCTTCAGCTTGGTCCCCTTCGTCGGCTCCCGATTCGACGGCGTCTTGCGTTGCCGTCTCTTCGGGCGTCTCTGCCTCTTCGGGGGCCGCAGTTTCCTGCGGTACTGCCGGGGCCGGGGTCGCGGGCTGTTCGGTAGCGGTAGACCGCTCGATCAAGCCCTCGAAAGCCGCTGCGGCTCCGGTAATGCCAGTGTCCGGGGACGTGCTGGTATCTGACATGTTAACCTACCTTGTTGCGTGCAGCAAGGCTGCGGTTGTAGGCGTCGAGGTTCTTCCCCTTGCCGAAGACGTTCAAAGCAACCTCCAACAGTTCCAGCGCCTCGTGCATCCTGTAGAGGTGTTCGCGGTCTTCCCGCGCCGCCGGCTTGGTCTCCGCCCATTGCATACGGGCCTGTTCCTTTAAACGCTTGAACAGTTCCACCATGGTTTGACTGTTGGCGAAGGCTTCGGCTTCCTGAAGCAGGGTTTCGTCGAGCATTTAGGACTCCGGCTGGTTCTGGCTTGCCTGCTCGGCGGCGTGGCGCTGCGTGCTGGCGTTGATTTCGGCCGTCGCGAGGGTGACGCGGGCATCGAGCTGCGCGAGGTCGATGGTCGACTGCGTATCGGCCTCCAGCTTGGCGATGCCTAGCATGAGATCGGACCTGATCTTCTCCATGCCGAGCCGGTAATCGTTCGCCATCTTCTCGCGCTGGCGGGCGTCTTCGGCGCGGGCCGCGTCTTCGTCGGCCGCTTGCTTGTTTTTGTCGATCTCGTTTTTCGCGATAGCCTTTCCTCGCTCGATTTCAACCAGTGCCATGTTCGGATCAGGCTTCTGCTGCTGGGCCTGCTGGTTGATCGCCTGCATGACTTCGGGCGTCGGCTGGGCGAAGTAGCGCGAGGTGTCCTTGAAGCCAGCCACGGAACAAATCTGGTCCAGTGTGTTCCAATACTGCGCCGGGCTCACCATGGGGTTGCCGATGCCAAGCGTCTGCATCACGCCCTTCTGTTCCTGAAGGATCATCATCAGGAATTGCATTTTGTCCTGATCGGTGCCGCGCCCAAGGCCGGGATCGGCTTTCACGTCCAGATCGGAATCCCACGCGCGGGGATCGACGGCGACCCACTTGCCGCGCAAGCGGACCGTGCGGGGCTGGTCCTGATGCTTCACTAGCAACTTCAGGAGGCCCCGGAACAAGGTCCTGAGGCCGGTTTCCACGAAGATGCGGGCCACCAGTTCGATACGAGCCTGTGCGCCCGTGACGGTCGCTGTCACGGCGGCTTTGGTGGTCGACTGCAGCACCTCCGGGTCGAGACCTTGCGAGGCCGGCGATATGCCCGTCCGCTGCGCCCGGACGCCGTCGATCCAGTTGATGATCGGCATGGCCTGCTGGCCGATGAACGGCGTCACCAGCGGTTGCACCATGCCCACCTGTCGCTGGCGGATGATGGCGCCGATGCTGTTGTTCATCGCATCGTCTAGATTGACCTGCCCCTCCACCACGGCGGTACGCGGGAAGATCGACATGGCGAGCGAATCCAGCACGCCGCGTCCGAGGCTGGACTTGATGTCCTGAATATCCATGACCTGTTCAGCCATGGAGCCGCCGACGACCATGTGCGGTTCCGGGTCCGGCGACCAGATCGCCATGGGGACGCCGTCGCACACCTCGTCATGCAGGATGTAGGTGTTTCCGATGGTGCAGATTTTGCGCAGTTCGGCGATGCCGTCGCCGTCCTTGTCGATCTTCAGGTAGCTTTCGACGTATTCGAAGCGATCCTCGCCGCTGCCTGTCTGCAGGGTCGACATGATGGCTTCGTTTCGGGTTTGCGCCTCGCTGTTCTGGTCGAACGTCTGCGGCGCCCCGGCATTCTCGCGGATTTCGTCCTCATCGTAGCCCATGCCGACGAGTTCCGAGAGGGTCTTGTAGGTTCGGTGATGGGAGCCGTCTTCAAGGCACCTTGCATCGCGGGCCACGAGGAATTCCTCGGGCGGCATACACTCGATAATCGCCCGGTTGCGCGGCACGGTGCGGCGAATGCGGACATCATGGGTGGAAACCGCCGGAGAGACGACCATGCCCGTCGCCGGGTCGCTCACAGCCTCCTGAACAACGGTGGATTTCTGCTCGATGATCTCGACGCCGGGCTCGTTCATCAGCACCCGGAGCTGGCCGTCGTCCAGTTGCGTGAAACTGGACTCGGTCACGACATCGTCGTCAGCCCAGCGCCACTTGACGATGCCGATCTTGAATTTCAGGCCGTCCTTGATCCAGTCATGCAGGATCAGAAAGCCCGGATTGTCGTTGTAGAACACATGCGCGGCGTAATCGGTCGCCTGTGCCGCCATCTCGACCTTTTCGGCCGACGTGGGCATGTACTCGCAGGGCTTTTCCGACGAAGCAACAATGCGGAGGATATCCGGCATCATCGCCAGTACGACATCCCGCACTTCGGTCATCACGACCTGCGAGCGGCCGACCTCTACCGGCGCCGGAAGCTGTCCCTTGTAGTATTTCTGGACCTTCTCGCGGTCGGGCGCGAGGTGTTCGTCGACATAGTCGACGGCGTCGGCAATGGCCTGCCGGATGCGGCCCTGGTATTCGTCTTCAGTCAGGGCCATTGCTGTCATCCTTCGGCGGATCGAACACGTTCACGAAGTCCTTGAGACGGCCCTTCAAGCCTTTGATCTCGACCTTCAGGCGGTCGATCTCGGCCTGCTGTTCTTCGATCATCGCCTTGTGTGCGGAAATGTCGGCAATGAGGCCGCCGATGTAGAATTTAAGCCAGTCGGTCACGCCAGCCCTCCCTTCCGCTTCATGGCCGATGCCTGAGCGGCTTTCTTGGTCGCCATGGTCTGAGCCGGGGTGCGGGGCTTCTGTTCGAAGTCGTAACCGCCGTTGCCTTCCGGTGTGAGCTTCAGGCTCGCCTCTTTCCGCTGAAACGCCTTCGCGGCGTCGGAGAAGGATTTGAATTTCATCTAAGGTTCCCGGCCACTGCCTGAAAACCGGGGTCAGCGTATTGGGCCGAGACCGGCTTGTTGGACGGCTCTTTCAGGAGGCCGCTCTGCTCGACAAGAGCGATCAGCATTCCGGAGTAGAGCGCCACCATCGCGGGGTTGGGGGGAGCGGCCACTGCCGCCTCCAACGATGAAATGGCAGACTTGATCTTTTCGCGAGTTTCCTTGTCGAGCATCAGACAATCCCCATGATGGCGCGTTTGAGAGACTTACCCGGCACCCACGCCGGGGCGCGACCGCCGACCATGGCTGCCTGCCCGGCAAAGGTGAGGCACAGTGCGTCGGCAAGGTCGGGCGAGCGCCGGAGACGCTTCTTCATCTCGTCCTTGCCCT